GCCTTTAAACATTCTTCTATTTCTAATTCTGTTAATGTAATCTTTTTAGGTTTAGAACCTTGCGATACATTTGACCTAAAATCACCCTCAATAACTGGTCTTGCCATGGCAGCCAATACTTTACCACCTAAAACATGAGCTCTTACATCATATTCTGTTTTAATATATTCTTGCATTAATAAATCGGCGTCTTCATCTTGTTTATGAATAAGTTGTACAATACTATCTAAACCTTTTTCACTATCAACAAATAAAACACCAACACCTTTACTACCTCTCAAAGTTTTCATAATTAAAGGAAACTTAATACCAGCATCACTAACTAAATCGTTTACACTGCTAGGGTCATTAATTAAAATAGTTTTAGGTTGTGTCAAACCATAATCTGCAAGTCTTAGTGCTGTTCTATATTTGTCAGCACACATGTTAATTGTAGTTCTAGGATTTACTAGAGTTGCATTTGCTCGTTCAAGAATAGACACAAAATCCATCCAACTATCTTTTCGTGTAATAGAACCACGAACAATAGCAACGGTCATTGCACCTACTTCAAAACCTTTTTTATCGTCTTTGTTATGAAATTTACGGACACCGTTTTCGTAAGAAGTGTACCCACCTGTAAGTTTGAATAGATAGTATGGATAATTTAACTTATCACATTCTTCCTGCAATCTATCAGCAGTATGAAATTCTTTTGCATTATCAGGCTCATCTGTAATAATGAGCAAACGCAAAAACTTTTTTTCTTTCTTGTCCTCTGATAGAAAGTCTTTAAACTTTGGTACTTGCATCTCCGCCATCTTGTCCTTCAACTTTTTTGCCTATATTATATTTAGCAGTTAAATCCCAATCATTCTTTTCTTTAAACGGTAAAACTTTTATTTGACTTAATGGCGCTTTGTTTTCTACTTTACTTGTATCTACAATCTCAATTAAAGACCAATCTTGTAGTAATAATGCAATGGTATTTCTTCTCTGAATATCATTTTCAACTAAAGTAGATTTTTTGCCGTCTAAGGCAAACAATTCTTTAAAGTGTGTGATGTAATATTTACCTTGCTTATGTAAAATATGGCAAGATTGATATAGTGTTTTATCTTTTCTTGACGCAACACCAATTCTTGTTAATGTTTCTCTAATTTTTAGGAAATCATCTGGTTGTTTGATAGTGACCTCTAGCATATCACTAGGCGACCAACTAATAATCTCTTCACTCATTTTTTCTTTCTCCCACCTTTTGAAAGGCTATTTCTTATAATTTCAATTTGGTCCTTGGTCAGTAGGTTGAGAGCTTCTTTTGCTTTTGCATTACTAAAACCATAATACTCTTTCACAACTTCCATGTCTTTTAACTTGGCTTGTGATATCCACTTACCACCAAATCGCTTTTTCTTACGGATACTATTTATAAGATAATGAAATTGCATAGTTTTTGGGAGAAAATGTAAACCATTCATCTCATTAGCATTCATAACGGTATCGTAATGCATAGAAACACATCTGTTAATAATAAATGGGGCGTATTTCTTTTCCCATTCTTTATCATCACTATCAAGCAAAGGCTCTTTAGTGTGATTTATAGCATTCAAATAATCTTTCAATTCATACATAAAATTTCACCTCTTTAGGTTCTACACCTAATTTGTTAACAACATTATAAACTACTTCACTCAATTCAGCATCATTGAAACTATATAGTTCTTGTTGATTTTGAGTTAATTTAATTCGCCTATCTTTATATATCTTTTTAACTAAAGCCTCGGCATCAAATGTTTGTTCAAGGTTGTGCAAAACAACCTCAGCATAACATCTAAAATCATTTCCAGGTTGGTTTCTAGTTCTCATCACTGCACTAAGATATTTTGCCTGGCCTACTTTCATATGACCTCTTGCAATAACACCACTTTCAAAATCTTCTACATGAGACCTTGCAAAGTAAAGAACATATCTTTCTTGACCTGGTTGTTCGTATCCTGTACCATCTTTTTTTTGTTGAGTTGTATAGCCTTCATTCATACGCTCTCGACAATATTCAAGATAACCAATTCCTTTTATCATTACATCCTCTAAAGTTGGAGCGGGTAAAGGGGGTCGAACCCTTGACCTCTTCGTTGGCAACGAAGCGCTCTACCACTGAGCTACACCCGCTTAAAGTTGGTTCTGTATTTAGAAAGAGTTTTATATTCTGGTGTTCCTTTTTTATAAGAAGCCAGTTTTCTAACTTTGTCATCTTTCATAGGTATCAAAACCATTTTGTCGCCTTCTTTAGTGACATATTTACTGTATGGGAAACCTTTGTCAACTTGATAGATAGCACATTCTTCTAGTGCATCACAAGGTGCCTGTACGAACATTAAATAATCTGCATTGAGACATTTATTTAATTGATGATTGTCTTTGATAGTAAAACTTCTTTTGAATATAAAAGGTGTTTGAGTTTTTACCTCAATCTTTTTTCCTTCTAATACTAAATCAGTAGTGCTATCATATGGGTCAATAGCATCTTTAACATTAAAACCCATATCAATTAAATAGTTCTTTACAATTTTTTCGCCTGCTAGGCCTAGAGATGTTTTGTTATCCATTATTTAAACTTACAATTTGCCATAATTTCAGTTAAACATGCAACCATATTGATTTCATGGTCAGCTACAAAAGCCGCCTTGTATTGATAACCTGCAATAATCAAAACTGCCTGAGGTACAGAATTGCCTTCTAATGCCTCATACAGACTTTTGTATATATTGGTAAACAAGTCAGACGGTTCTTTATCTAAATTATTAATAACCCACTTTCGCATGTCATTAAATCTTTTTTCTTTTAAGACAGCCATAAGTTCTTTACTATTGGATTCAGATAAACTAAACAGAATACCACTATCAATTTTACCTCTAACTGAATATCGTTGAAGTTCATTAATAGTTCTACGGAAATCTGGATAGTGTTTTTGGATTAGCTCTGCAAGGACTTTTTTATCAAACTCAATATTTTCTGATTTAAGGAGAATAGAAAGTCTTTCATGTAAAGCCTTGGCAGTTTTTACCTTTTGACCATTTTTAATCGCAAAATCAATTACAGTACAACGACTATGCAATGCAGGAATAATTTTCATCTTGTAATTACAAGTAAAGATAAATCTACAATTCTTGTAAAATGTTTCAATGAAATTACGCAAGGCAGGTTGTACGGACTCGGCATTCATATAGTCTGCCTCATCTACAATAACAACTTTGTGATTAGCGTCTTCGGTAAGAGATACAGTAGAAGCAAAATTCTTAATTTTATTTCTTAATGTATCAATTTGTCGGCCTTCATCTGAACCATTGATGATGATATAATCAGCACCCATTTGTTCACATAAAGCACGAGCAACAGTGGTCTTACCTGTGCCGGCAGTACCACATAATAATAGATTAGGTATTTCGCCTTGTTTAAGAAACTCTGTAAATGTTTTCTTTAAATCTTCGGTGAGAATACAATCTTGGATTTTTTTAGGCCGATATTTCTCGACCCACAAGTATTCATCTGACATAATATAAACCTCAATTTATTCATTATTAAATTTCACTGTCTGGTTCAACTGCAATCCAATATTCAACCTTTTGACCACGATTAGTAAAGTGTGAAATCTTTTGTGAAGAAATCGCCACATCATAATCACCCATAATCATTTTAAGGTTTTCTGTTTTGAAATAAGCCTTGAAGGTCTTATCGGTTTCACCTACAACAATATCAAATGAATTTGATGATGGGTTCTTTTTGTCATGTGCAACTAGTTTAATAGTTGTGCCATCACCAACAACACCAACATCTGGTAAACCAAGAGTGTTGACGCCTTTCATCAATCGACCTAGATTTTCTTTAGTCAACTGAAAAGTTACAAACTTATCTGGCATTGTAATGTCTTTTGTAGGAGCCACTACTACCGATTTATCTGCAAAATAATATTTGATTGATTGTTTTCCGTTTGCATCTTTGATTGTCAAATTCTGACCACCATTAAAATTCAAACTAGCTTTATCGAACATATCAACTGCTCGTAAGAATTCAGGCAAATCATAGATTGCAAATTCTTGTTCAAACTTCTCATCAATTTCTGCTGATGCCAAGATATTCTTTAATGTTGAAATAGTCTGGACTTTATTTCCAGGTTTTACAACAATACCTTGGTTGATATCAGAAAAATTTTTAAGAATGTTTACTGTATCACTACTAATATTCATAATATATTTTCTCCTTTTTCAATTATAATATCAAATTTATCAAGATTTGGCAATGTTCAAATACTCCATCATGTTTTCTGGAGTTGTTTCAATATAAGGGTCATCATCATTACCATCATTATTGATACCAGGTTCTTGCCACCATTTCTCAATAACACCGTCATTAATCACGGCCATATATCGCCAACTACGATTACCAAATCCTCTGTGATTTTTACCTATTAACATTCCCATATATCTAGTAAAGTTACCAGAACCATCAGGAATTACTTTCACATTTTTAATCTTTAAAATTTCTGCCCAAGCATTCATTACAAAAGTATCGTTTACTGAACAACAATAAACTTCATCAATACCTCTTGCTTTAATTTTTTCGTAATTCTCTTCGAAACTTGGAAGTTGTGTTGATGTGCAAGTAGGAGTAAATGCACCTGGTAAACTGAACAATACTACTCGTTTACCCTTAAAAAAATCATCTGTTGTTTTTTCAGTCCATACGCCTTCGTCAAAACTACAGCCTTCTTCTAAAACAACATCACCCTCTCTTACTTTAAAAGTAGTGTGAGGAATTTTCATACCATTATACATATTCAATTAATATTCCTTTTCATTATATTGGAGCGGATGGATTGTACTGCCCAATCTTCTCTTGGTTGGAAACCAAGTATAATACTTTTATACTACATCCGCATTTTCTAATATACACTAAAGGCGTCCTAATGTCAAGCCTAGGACGCCTCTAGTTAAAAACTATTTAATTGCAATAGTTCTTGCTTTTTTGTGCTCTGGAATAATTCTTTCCATAGACACTTTTAAAAGACCATCTTTTAACTCAGCGGCCTTAACCTCAACATCATCTGCAATAGTAAAGGCTTTAGAGAAGTATCTTTTAGCAATACCTTGGTGTAATACACCATTATTGTCTTCTACTTCTTTTTCTTCTTTACTTTTGATTGATTTGATAGTTAACACTCCTTCTTCTAAAGAAATGTCAATATCTTTTTTTGAGTAACCAGCTAACGCCAATTCAACATCATAGGTATTGCTACCTGTTTTTACTATGTTGTATGGTGGAAAGTTAGGTACTGATAATGTTCTAAAGTCATCATCAAACATTCTTTCAAAATGGTCGAACACATTATCGAACCCAATTGTTACTGGTCTTAACTGATTAAAAATACTTAGTGCTTTGTTTGTCATACAAACCTCCTTTTATTAAGCAAAGTTTATTTTAATTAAATGACAACCCATTATGGCGCTGTCATGTTTATTTATATAAGTACGATTTCAAATATTTCAACCCTCTTATATAAAAAAAGTGGTAGTTTCGGTTTAGGGTCTTAAACTACCAAAGAGAGCCGCAGCTTTAGTTTGAGGATTTAACGAGGCGAAACTAAGCGCAAATGCTGAAACTCCTCAAAATCTGGTAGTGGTAGGCCTCACCCACTTTTACCCTAGTGTGTCTAACCACACATGTCAGCTTCAAGTCTCCCATTCACTGCTACAAAGGCCAATGGACCAGAAAAGGTGGTGGTTTTGTTAAGTCAGACCACCAACTGCTGACTATTAGGATATTCCTATCGCTGGCGTCACCCCTTCCTCGCTGTAGGTCTTACGAATTGCCTACACCACTATTTATTCTACATAGGCACAGGCGAGGGAAAATCGTTTAAAATCCTCTGATTTTTTCTAACTTGGCCATTTTCTTACGAACATTTTTTATGCCTTGTTTTTTCGCCTCTCTTCTTTGCTCAGATGGCTTGACATAAAATTGTCTTCGTTTTACTTCTTTAGTAATGCCTTCACGCTGTACTTTTTTCTTAAGCACTCGCATTGCTTTTTCTAAATTACCATTTCTAACAACAACTTCTACCAATTTATCTCCTTTCCGTGTAAAAAGTGGTGGTGGGACACTACTCCCACCACCTAGGACTTACACTATGATTGAGTTTTAGATAACATCTCCGTCATCTGAGGACTCCTCCTCATCCACTTGTGAAGCTACATCTGCTTGTCTCTGCTCTTCAGCAATCTGCTCGGCAGAAGCACCAGCATCCACTTTCGTGTATAACTCCATAAATGAATTCTTTGTATCGGCATCAAACCTGTTTACACAAACCTCAATGGCTTTCATCTTATTGCCTTTGAAGATTGAATAGGCTTGTACGATATGTGTTAGCCTTCTTGTTGATATAATCTCATCAACACCACCATCAAAGTAGGTTTTTCTGATTACATCAGCCCATGTTACTAACTTCTTAGCAAACTCACCGTCAACTTTACCAGTTGTCGCCATAATGTTTGTAAGGATTTTCTCCTCAACTTTAGCGGCTGGGTAACTTTGCTCAAAGGTAATTGGAAATCTTTCCAAAAACGCTTCGTTAAGCACATTAGTACCAATGAATTTACCATCATCACTACCTTGACCTTTTGTATTGGCAGTAGCAACAACTGTAAACCCATGAGCAGGCTTCACAAACTTGTTAATCTT